GGGTACATGTTCAGGCGCGTTTGCGGTATAATCCTGCTATCCACATATCTTCTCTGATTTGTGTTCATTCTGTTGCTTTCTTCGTTAAGTCTCATCTCCATCAGGGCGGCATCGGCTAGCCGCCTTTTTACCACCAGCCTTCCCCGTTCCTAGTACTTGACCTTGCTTTCCTGACGGGCGAACTTTTTGTCCTGAGCCTTGTTGTACTCCTTTGTCCTGTCGGCAGGAGCGGAGGTGTCCTCCTCGAACTTCTGGAACTCGCCGGAGAAGGTGCAGGGGACGGTTCCGGTCTCTCCCTGCCGGACTTTGCGGAGGAGGATCTCGGCTCTCCCATGATTGTTTGCCTCCGGCTTGTACACCTCCTCGCGGTAGATCATCATGACCACATCGGCGTCCTGCTCGATTGAGCCGGAGTCGCGGAGGTCTGCAAGCTGCGGGTGATGATCCTCGCGCTCCTCAACCTTGCGGCTCAGCTGGACGAGGAGCAGGACAGGAATGTCCATCTCCTTTGCGAGCACCTTCAGGGCGCGGGAGATGCGCCCGATGGCGTAGGCCATGTTGCTGTCTCCTGTTCCGGTGTCGATGAGGCCGAGGTAATCGACAAGGATGCACCCGACACTCCGCTCGTTCGCGATGCGGCGGATACGGGATTTGAGCGCGGCGAGGCTGAGGCTCGCGGTGTCGTCAATCACGATATGGCATCTGCTGAGGGACTGGGTTCCGGCAAGGAGCCGGGGAGTGTCCGCCTGCGTGATGTCGCCTTTGCTGAGGGCGGAGACGTTAATGTTCGCCTCGGCGGCGAGGAGGCGCGTTGCGACCTGCTCCGAGCTCATTTCGAGCGAGAAGACGGCGCACCACTTTCCGGTCTTGCGGTGGGACTCGACAAGGGCGGCGAGCGCGCTGAGCACATCGCCGTCAGGCTGGGGAGCAGGGGCAGTGGCAGGCTTCTCCGGCTGCTCAGGCTCGCAGAACTCCGGCAGGCGGCAGATGTTGCGCACGATGTTCATGCCGAACACGGACTTTCCCATCGCAGGGCGCGCGGCGATGATGATGAGCTGACCGCCCTTGAGTCCGCCTGTCATGCGATCGATGGAGGGGAAGCCGGTCGGAAGGCCTGTCAGCTCCGCAGGGGTCTTGCCGTCAGCCTTCATGGCCTGCAATTCCTGAGTCTTCGCGAGGAGCGCGCGCATCGCCTCGGCGAGGGTGACGGGGTCGGCTCCGGTGTCGACCATCTCGAGGAGCCTCGTGAGCTCCTCCTGAGCCTTGTGCAGGAGCTCCGGCGCCGAGCCTGAGCTCTCTGACATGCGCGCGACAGCCATGCCGAAGTCGGCGAGACGGCGCTTGACGGTGAGGAGGTGCAGGTGCTTCGCGATCTGGACGGACTGGGAGACAGTGTACGAATGGGGAGCGGCGAACACCTCGGCGATGCGGCTGTCCTTGAGCGTCTCACCTGCGAGGAGCCTGTCATCGGCGCGGTTCGGGTCGCAGTGGTTGCGGACGACGGCGGGGAAGAAGCACACAGCGTCAGGCGATGCCTCCTCCGCGCATCTGCCCAAAATCTCAAAAAGCCTGCGGTTCTGCGGGTTGCAGAAGTCGTCGCCGTCGATTTCGGCGGCAAGGATCTCGTAGGACTTCCTGCCGCCCAGCATGATCTCAGAGAGGACGGCGGTTTCCATCTCCTCGCTTCTGTTCGGGGCGGGGGCGTCAAGGCTTCCGGCGTAAACGTCACTCATCGAACTTCACTCCCTCAGTGTTGAAATGGAAGTCGCGCGGGAGGAGCCGCTTCGCCTTCAGCCTCTTGACGACCGTGATAATCTCGTCCTCGGTCAGATGGAATGCCCTCACCGTCCTGAGCAGGGCGCGTGCGCGCGCCTGGTTCGCGTCCATCTCAATCGTGGACATCATGCCCTCAGCGTAGCTTTGGAGGTCGCTGTCCTCGAAAATCTTCTCTTTCCTCATAGCCATTTCCCGTAATCAATAACCATCTGCCGCGCCTTCTCCAGTGTCCAGCACTTGATGTCGGCGAGCATCTGCAAGTCCTGATACTTCACGCCGCGGTAGACACAGGCGCACTTCTCGCCGCGCTTCGGCGTCGTCATCGGCAGGTGGTGCTCGAGGCGGTAGCGGAACGCGGTGCTGCTCAGATGATACGCCTTTGCAGCCTCGGCGCGTGAAGCATACTTCACACCTTCGACAACTATGGTTTCCGCTCCGCCTTTCTTCCGTGGGTCATCGAGCGGCACGCCTTCGCGGAGGCGCTTCGCGACTGTCGGCGGAGTCAGCCCCAGCGCACGCGCGCACTCCGAGATTGAGCGGTAGGTGACACCCTTCCACGTGACTGGCATGGCGTTCGCGTATCCTCTCACAGCCACCTCCCGCACTCATCAACAATCTTCTTCGCTTTGTACAGCGACACGCCGAGGAAGTCGGCACATATCGTCAGTGTCGGGTATTTCCTGCCGTCCAGCATGCAGGGCTTTCGCACAGGCCTGAGCGGCGCGCGGACTTCCTGCCCTTTGAGCAGGCGTTTCCATAGCGCGCCGACGCTCATACCGAGAGCCTTTGCCGCGGCGGTCATGGTCGGATAGGTGATACCGCCGATGGCAACCTTTTTGCCGCCTTTCGGTGAGCCTCCGCAGTACGGCATGTCGAGAGGCTGACCGCGTTTGAGTCTTGCCTGAGCCATCCCGTAGCTGATGCCGTAGGCCTTTGCGAGCGCCTGATGGCTGGGGTACCTGACTCCGCGGTAGGTGATGGGCTTTGGTATTCCGTGTCTCACAGCCACCTCCCTGCACTCTCGATGAGGGCGAGCGCGTTCTTCCAGTTGATTCCCAGCTCATGCGCCATCGCGGCGACACTGGCGTACCGCTTCCCGCCGTACTCGCACATCCTGCCGCAGTGCCCGGAGAAGGCGGGATTGCCGCCCCTGCGCAGGCGGCGGGCGATGGTGCGGGGGTTCACGCCGCAGTGCTCGGCAAGCTCCCTGAGTGACCACGCCCTGCCGTCATACGTGACCATCCTGCGGAAGCCGAGTGCCGGCTCAAGCGGCAGCCCATGCTTCAGGCGCCAGCGCACGGCGTCGGCGCTGAGGTTAAAGGCGGCGGCGCAGTCGTAGACAGACTCATACGTGACGCCGTTGTAGGTGACGGGAACTGGTTTCCTGCCTTTGTTCATCAGATTTCATCCTCCGCAATCCACTTCCCCATCTTCTCCACGCCTACGTATGCCTGGCCGAGAGTGACATCCGCGAGATCCGCGAGCGCGTTCAGGCTGGTGTACTTCTTTCCGCCGAGGCGGCACGCCTTCCATTTCTTCCCCCAGGCCTTCATCTCCTCAGCCGGAGTCGCCCTGATTTCACGGAGGCTGAACTCGTCAGCCTCTGCCTCGGGTTTCTCCTCTTTCTTCACGAGCGGCACGCCTTCGCGGATATGGTCGTAGCAGTAGGAGACGTGGCGGTTGTACTCGCGCGCGAGCGCCTCCATGTTCGGGTACTCTTTGCCGTTGTAGGTGACAGGCCTGGACTTCGGGGCACCGCCCATTGTCAATGTGCCGAGCGGAGAGGGTTTGGGTTCGGATTTCAGCCTGCGCTCCGCCTCGTCGGCGTCATGGAGGCTCTGGTACTCTCTGCCGTTGATAACGATGGGCTTGACAGCAGGTTTTGAGGTAGGCTCAGCAGCTTCCGGCTCAGGAGCGGCAGGCTTCTCCTGCTTGTTGCCGCCCTTGCCCCACGGAGCGTCAAGCGGGATATTGTGCCTGATGCGGTACAGCCATGAGCGCGAGTTGATGCCGGTAGCGCGTGAGAGCGCCTCGACGCTGGGGTACTCCTTGCCCTGGTACATAATCGGCTCGCACCTGTCGGCGTACTTCGGCATGGAGAGATCCTGCCCTTTGCGGATACGTGAGCAGATGGTCTGGTACGGCACGCCGAGAGCCTTTGCGGCAGCGGCCATTGACGGGTACTCAGCGCCATTGACGGTGACAGGGACAAGCGGCCTTCCTCCGGCTTTCAGCTTTTTGTCAAGCGGCTGGCCTTTCTGCAGGCGGCGCGAGCATGCGGAGGCGGTCAGCCCGAACGCCTTCGCGCAGGCCGTGAGCGAGGGATACGTGACGCCGTTGTAGATAACAGGCTTTGCACGGGAGGGCATCTGCCTCCTGATGTGTTCCTCCAGCTCCGCGATCACAGCCTTTGCGGCCTCCTGGTTGACAGGCTCAGCCTCCTCCTGAGCGTCAGTCGGCACAGCCTCTGGCGTGATAGCCGGGATGGGCTCGTTCCATACCTTCCACAGCGCCTCCATGTCCCACACAAGGTCGGGCACAGGCAATTTCATCATGACGCATGACGCCGCGTCGGCGAGAGAAAATCCGTTGTAGCTTACGTTTACGTTCATTTGGTTGCCCTCCAAAGAGCAAGTTTTCCGCCGTCGGCGGACAGGATGAAGAGGTCGTCAGGCATCACCTGCGGGTACGAGTCCATCGCGCACATGTCAATCACATCGTCTTTCCACACCTCCCACGGAAGGTTCAGCTCGCCGCGGGGATAGGTTCCACTCTGCCACGCCTCGTGCATGACACGCCTGACCTCGCTCTGCGGCATGTCGGGATTCTTCGTAAAAATCCAGTGCCAGCCCTGAGCGGCGGAGGCGATGCGGATAAGCTCGTTCCTCAGCGCCGACATGCGGCGGAAGAGGTGATATCCCGGCTTAAGCTCGTCGGGCAGAGTTGTGTCCCTGCATCTGCTGGTGTGGAAGGCATGGCAGAGGGCGCAAAGGGCGAGCACCTCCTCAGTCCTTGTCGGCTCCTTCCCGCCGTCTGACATGAAACGGCAGAAATCGATGAGCGCGTAGGTGCTGTCCGTTTTCTCCTGCATAGCGCGGGCAAGCGCGTCTTTGCCACGGTCGGCAAGCTTCCAGCGCTCTTCGCTGGTCAGAGATTTGGGCATGGCCTGCTGTTTAGCGAAATCCCAGAACGCCGCGTCGATGCCGGGCAGAGTGCTGATGACCGCTCTCATCGCCCGGGAAAAGGCCGGAGAGTCCTCGCCGTTGACGGAGCTGATGGGGAAGGCGCACTGCCGGGAGCTGCGGACAAAACGGAGGTACAGCTCCTCCGCTTCTGACTCAATCCCGGACTGAGCCTCAGCGCGGAATTTGTCAGCCCTGTTGAAGCTGTCAGTTGTGAGCGCCTTTCTGACAAGCTTCCGGCACCATGCGTCAAGCTCCTGAGCCTCAGCCTTCGAGGACTGGAACCACCTGCCGAAGGACTTCGCCCCGGCGCTGTCCCGGATTGCGAGGTAGCGTGCCTGCACAAGGAGGAGCACAGCGTCAAAGGCGGCGGCTGACGCGGCAACGTCCGGGTGGACTATCCACATCTCACGCTTCTGCGCGTCGGCGACAACGCTCTGCAGCAGCGTGTGCTCGAGACAGTCCTGCATGCGGCCTTCGGGGGTTGAGAGCTTCTCACGG